TGTAAATAAATCTACTGGATTTATACAGTCCGGTGGTGGTGGCGGTGGTGGCGGTGGATACAATCCAGGCACCGGCACCGGTGCCTCCGGTGGCACTGGCGGAGCTGGTGGTGATTTGGCAACTGCGGGTTCGGCTGGTTCTGCGAATGATCCAGGTGCAGCAGGCATAGCAGGATTGGCCAACAGTATGAATTTTGGTATTTTAAATCCCATAAATGGTGGAAGGCTTACTATTGATAATGAAAATCCAACCGCAGGAAGCGTAAAGGATAGAACAGGAAGTTATTAATTATGTCAGTTGAAGTTAAAATACACGAAATCAATACCTATCATAAAGAATGTGTTCTTACGATTATGGATAATGGTGTGACTATATTAGAAAAAGCTAACATTGGATTAAAGTTAAACTCGAACGGTGGTGCAGACTATGACTGGATCCGAGATCAAGTGAAAGAAATTGTGGCCAAGGGTCGATTGGATGCTGAATCTTCGATAACCGTTCATAAAGATGGAAAATAAAATATGGCAAATATAAAAGTTTATAAAGACGACCATTCTTTTCATATATTTAATTTGTTGGATTATAATGAATCCATTTCATATGATTTTGTGCTCAGTAAAGCCTATTCTGTTGTGTTAGGAAAAGGAATCGTGAATATTGGAACAGATAAAACATCCAGTAATAAATTAGAAGCTATTGGTTTGCATAATATATCTGCTGGAGAAAAATTAAATTGTACGTCAATCGAAAACACAAGAGCATCATTTGTAGTTTCAGTATTATTGGATGATGTAACTATGATGAACGATTTAGTTCCGAATGAGTTATTATTGAGTCAGCTCATATCTTCTTCTTCTCATTTAACGTCATTTAAGTATGAAGATTATGCCTATAAAATTGGACCCACAGAAAATTATGGTTCTGGTAATGTGATTTTAACGACTGATGATATAGAAATGAAGATTACGGAAGGTTTAGTATGATGAGAAGATATAAGGTTCTAACTACTCGGTATCATGTTTTATCTATGGTCGAAATTGATGATTTGAACCAAGAAGCAACATGCAATACAGCATCTCAGAACGAGAGAGGCATGTATCCTACGTCAACAACTGCATTTCTGTTTGAGGGAAGTGCTACTGGATTTTTACCCACACCACAAGGTCAATGGGATTATAAATTTGAATCGGCCGGGCCCTCTATTCAAATAATATCAGGTAATGTGGTTATAGGATCTTCAACAAAAAATGTACCTTATCGAGTTATAGGTATTCAGCCCAAAAAAAGAGAAATACTAGAGGCTTGGGGATATACACCGGAATCGATAGATTTGATTTTAGATTCAAATACTGAAAATGAATTTATAGACATATTAACTTTTAATCGTGATCAAAAAATGAATTCCAATACATTTGCAAAAATAAATTCTGATGAAATAGTTTCTGATGATGAAATATCGTTTATCTAAATAGATTTCCTTTGTCCTATAAATAGAATAAGATAGCGCAAAGGATTAAACAATGGCAAAAATCTATAATCTAAGTGTAGATCAGGGCACAGATTGGTCTGCTAATTTGACTGCATATACCGCAAATGGAACTGCCACTATTAATTTAGGAAAGTACACTTCTGCGTCTTCGCAAATCAGACGGTCATATACTGCGACACACCCTAAGGCTGAAATAACAGTCAACATTCATACATCAAACAGCACCGGATTGTTGTATTTAACGATGGCAAATAGTATGACAGCAAACTTAACAGATAGTCGATATTTGTATGATATTGAGCTGAATGGCCCGCATCCGGATGAGAATGAGATCACTAGAATATATGAGGGAATTGTAACTGTTCATCCTCAGATTACAAAATAAGGATAACTAAATGGCAAAACCCGCCAGTCGAGCAGAGTTCAAAGAATATTGCCTAAGAAGATTGGGTAAACCTGTCATAGAAATCAATGTAGATGATGATCAAGTTGAGGATCGCATTGACGAAGCACTAGAGGTTTATCAAGACTATCATTACGATGCAACCGTGAAAACATATAAAAAGTTTGTGATTGACTATTCGGTTTTGAAATTCACATCAAATGTTTCGTCTAACACATGGGTTACTGGAACAATAACAGGAGCAAGTAGTGGGGCTACTGCGAATGTTGCTGGCGATAATGTCGGAAATGTAGGCAGTTATCTTCGCGCATCATTAAATTATTATGCTGCTAATGGAGATACTTTTTCAGTATTTACTAGTGGCGAGACCGTTACGAATTCTGTAGGATTGCCAATAGGAACACTAGTAACATCGACCACAGAATCCGATTATCTGGATTATGGTTCGTTGGACACACATTTTATCACAATGCCAGATGACGTGATTGGTATTACAAATATATTCGATTTGAATGATAGAAACACAGTTAGCATGTTTGATGTTCGTTATCAGATGCATCTAAATGATGTAACAACTTTCCGTCTTGGTGGTGGATATGAGATGCTAACATACGAAATGAGAATGAATAATTATCAGATGATCAATGAGTTGTTGGCGGGTAAACCACTTGTTCGGTACAACCGTCACGAAAATCGACTACATCTAGATCTTGATTGGGACGATAGAACTCAAGGAGAATATATTGTTGTCGATTCAGTTCAAACCTTAGATCCAAATGCATTTACAAAAGTATATAACGACATGTGGTTGAAGCAGTATTGTACTGCACTAATTAAAAGACAATGGGGAATGAATCTTTCAAAATATGATGGAGTTCCAATGCCTGGTGGTGTGACGCTTAATGGTAGACAAATATTAGATGACGCAAAAGAAGAAATAGAAAGGTTGAGAGAAGAATTGCAGTTGAAGTTTGAGTTACCCGTAGATATGATGATGGGGTAATCAATGCCGACAAATCTATACATAAACAATTACAACAATAATCCAGAGCAAAGGTTAATTGAAGACCTTATCATTGAAGCGATCAAGATGTATGGTATTGATGTTTATTGGCTACCCAGAACATTGGTCAATAGAGATGATCTATACGGAGAGGATCAACTATCACAATTCAATGCAGCCATTCCAATAGAGTTTTATGTGAAAGATGTTGACGGTTTTGGTGGGGAGCAACAATTTCTCTCTCGATTTGGCATTCAGATTAAGAATGAAATGACATTTACTGTTGCTCAAAGAAGATTCACCGAAACAATACAAAATTATGAAATGGACCAAACGCGACCATATGACGGAGATTTGGTTTGGTATCCATTGGCAGCACAAAAAACAGGAGCATTGTTTGAAATCAAATTTGTAAATAATGAATCTTTATTTTATCCTTTGGGCTCTCTTCCTGTTTATGATCTTGTCTGTGAATCTTTTGCATATTCTAATGAAATTATAAACACAGGGTTAGATGACGTTGATCGTATATACACAGACGTTGCTGTTCCTGAGTATATGGACGATTCTTTGCCGACTCGGGCAGGTGATGATAATGATATAATTCAGGCAGAGGCGAATACAACACTCGTCATTCCTGTAGATAATCCATTTGGAGACTGGTAATGTTAGGTACTACATTTTCTCATGAATCGATCAGATCCTATGTGGTTGCTTTTGGTACGCTATTCAACTCTGTTCAAATATGGAGAAAAGACTCAGGAGGAACAAAACAACAAACAATTGATGTTCCTCTATCGTATGCGCCAAAAGAAAAATGGTTAGCAAGAATGAACCAGGACCCTAAATTGGAAAAAGATGTTGGTATTATTTTACCAAGAATGTCATATGAATTGTCATCTATGGTTTATGCGGCTGACCGTAAGCTAAACACGATGCAAAGAACTTCAGTTGGATCTAAAACTTCAGCGAGCAAAAAATCGTATGCTTGGGCTCCTGTTCCGTATGATTTCTTTTTTACATTATTCATTTATGCGAGAAATAATCGCGATGCGTCAATGATAGTCGAACAGATACTACCATTTTTTACACCCGAATTTACGGTTACTGTAAAAGAAATGACAGATTTGGGTGTCAATGTAGATGTTCCTATTGTATTGAATACGGTGAATAAAGAAGAGACGTATGAAGGTAATTATGATCAGCTTCGGTCTATCGTATGGACTCTTGATTTTACAGTTAAGGGCGTATTATATGGTCCTGTTCGTGATGCCAATATTATCAAAAAGGCTTATGTTGATTTTTATGTTCCTACTTCTACGGAGAAACTTGTGGGAACAGCTCAGAGTTTAGAGGGAGGAACCACAACTTCGATTCGACTATCGAATGCTACGCCATCCTCGGTTGATGATTTCTATGTTGGCGGAAATATTACAATCACTGGAGGAACAGGATCCGGAAGTGAGAGTCAAATTACAGCCTATGATGGATTGAATAAGATTGCTAATTTGTCGATTGCTCTTGCTTCTGTACCAGACGATACAAGTAAGTATTCTCTGACATATTTGAATCGAGATGCGGTTTCTGATTTTACAACAAATGCGTCTATGGCTGCGGCAAACGTCGTTTCTAGAATATACACACAGCCAGGATTGACAGCCAGTGGTTTGCCAACGGATAATCTATCCATGTCTGTTGCAGTTTCTAGCATTAATGCGAATGATGATTATGGATATATTCAAACGCATACATTTTATCCGACTGATTTTTAAGGAATTATTATGACCGAAAAAAATGAAATAGGTGAAGTGTTACCTGCAATTCAGGAAACTATAAATCCTAAAAAAGATTTAGCGTCTGACTATGAATACACAAGAGAGAATCTAAAAGGAATTATAGAAAAGGGATCAGAAGCACTAGATGGTATTCTTGACTTAGCCAAAGAGAGCGAACACCCAAGAGCATATGAGGTAGTTGGTCAGATTATTAAAAATGTTGCAGACGTAAATAAACAGCTCATCGAATTGCAAAAAGACATGAAAGATATACAGAAAACAGAAAAGACGGGTCCAAATTCTGTCACAAATGCTTTGTTTGTTGGCAGCACACACGAGTTACAGAAATTCCTAAAAGGCAAGGTAGATACTGATGGCGGCGACTGATGACGCTGGATATTTAGGCAATCCATTATTAAAGCCTGCCGGTGCGCTTACCGAATGGACCGAAGAAACAATTTCTGAGTATGTAAAGTGCTCTAAAGATCCTCTCTATTTTGTTAAGACATATGTGAAGATTGTTCACGTCGATCATGGTTTGGTGAATTTTGACCTGTATCCATTTCAAGAGAAAATGATTGATTCGTTTCATAATAATCGTTTCTCGATTGCCAAGTTACCCAGACAGAGCAGAAAAACAACAACAGTTTGTGCATATTTTCTTTGGTATATTCTATTTAATGAAGATGTCAATATTGCGATTCTGGCAAACAAAGGAGCCCTTGCACGAGATATTTTAGGAAGATTGCAACTAGCATATGAAAATCTTCCCAAGTGGT